GACCAATTTCGCCATTATTTTTCTGAAATTTTAAAATTTCTTTAATATGTTTGTCAACTATGTCAGAAGTCTTTTCCGAATTATACAACCTCATTGAACGAGTAATATATTGGTCATGAACAGTAAAAATATGCTCATCATTACATATCCATTTTTCACCCTTTTTCGGAGAAACTTCGTACAAATTAGAAATTCCGCTATCAATTTTCAAAACATTTCTCGGGCAAGAATCTGGTCCCATTAATACATCTCCAGCGCAAATTTCTTGAGACAATTTTGTTGAACCATCAAACATTAAAACCTTAACATCTTTTCCAAGACATCCAGCCGTCGCACTCACGAATATATTTCTATTTGTAGAACGATATTCGTTAACTATCACCTGTTTATATTCGTCTAATTGTGCCATACTAAATTATTTCATTAATTTCAAAACTAACGTCTATCGCCCCTTCATTTAAGCCATTTTGTAAATGTGTTCCGTTCACCCGGTTAATCAACTCTTCTTTTTCAGCTCGGTAACAAGGTCCAATTTCATACACATCCCCCATACGGTTCAATTCCTCCCACTTATCCGATTTTTCAATAAAAATGAAATCCGAATTTTCGTGGTAAAACCAACTATACCCAACTAAATCTAAATCTTGCTCAAATTCCTCTTGAGTCTTAAAATTAGCCAAAGCATCCGCTACATTATTCCCAAACACAACCTCATTATCCAATTCTGCTTTATGCCCCGGTGTCCAAACGAATTGAAACTTCATCTTCGGTCGTAAACTAATCGACTTTAAAATCCTGTTCCATAATTCGGGGTTTTTAACCCCTTGCCACCCGTTCAATCTCCACTGCTGAAGCCAGCCTAACTTAAAAGAATTAACTACGAATTGGCTGTCGCTGATGATTTTAACCACCGTAGGAACATTCGGATCAATCATTTCAACAGCTGCTAAGACAGCCATCATTTCCATTCGGGTTGTTGTCGTGTTCCAATACCCCCGGCGCAATGTTACATAAGATTCCCCAGCAGTAAGGTACACTCCAAATCCTCCACACTTCATTCCCTTTGTGGTACAACTTCCATCTGTGTATATAGTAATTAATTCCCGGTTAATTGATTCCATGGCTATGCAAGAATTTGTTCCAATCATGATGATCGGACTCAGAATTAAACACCTCTACAGGTTTTTCACAACACTCTGTTATCGTGTCAATATATTCTCTTTTGGATTGTTTTGGTTCTTCCTTCACTGTTAGACAATCATACGCGCCCCCATACACAAAATGAGCTTCGCCATCTGCTGAACGGACAACTAACCAATCACGACCAACACCTTCTACTACCCCAACAGTGTCTACATAATCTGAACCTATACATGCAAGGTTCGTAATCGTTTGACCTACTACGAAATTTTTCATAACTCACGAATTTTTAAACCATGAATATTAACCCATCCCATCTTCCTTAATACGGTTTCTACGTCGGAAGACGAATTTGCATCTACAATTTCACATTGCTTTTTAATTTGCTCTTTACGTTGCTTAGAACCAAAGAATTTCGCTTTAAAAGTCTTCATCTAAATCACTTTTGTTTGTTTCTTAAAAATTTTCTTGTTAGTAGTTCCTCCTCACTCATCCCCCTATTCACTACACCCGTTATTAAACTTTTATTCATTACGATGTCTTTCATCTCCATATCTATCGTTTCTGTCGATAAAAGATGTATGATGTTTATACTATTTCGCTGTCCCATTCGTTCCAATCGTGAATTAACCTGCTCTATATCAGTAAATTTATCAGGCAACTCGATATAAATCATGTTGCTGCAATTCTCCTGTAATCCGTCTGTACCTGTACCTGCTGATTGAATATTAGCAAACAGAACGGGACATTCCCCTCTAGAAAACTTTTCAACGATCTCTTGCTTCTTTACACCTGATATTCCACCCTGAATAACCGGGGCTTTAAAAACCTCCGCCAATTTCTGTAATGGCTCTCTATGAACCCCAAAGACCAGTAACTGTTCGTTTTCATTGGCTTCGAGCCATTCTTTAATGTAAGTAATGATAAACGGAAGCTTCCCTTCTATGCTTAGCCGTTTTAAGGTCTGAAGCATAACCAAATGAGGAGCATTCACAGCACTATTTGCCTTTTCAACATCTATCTTTTCAAGGTAGGCTAGCAAGTTTGATTCGGCTTTACGGTACTCCTTCAAATTGCTGATAGGAGCATCGATAGTTTGAGTAATCAGAGGGGGCAACTCATCAAGTACATCTCTTTTATTTCGTCTGATATAACCCCCCATTCTCAATAACTCGTGTAACTCCTCTAAATTACTAAACCCACTGCAATCAAATCCATAGGGAGTACGTTTCATATTGCAATACCGAAACTTAAACTCCTGACTAGAACCAAATATATCTTCAAATCGCCTGACTATTTTAAATGGCTGAATTAAATCAGCCGGGCGATTTTGAGTCAAAGTCCCCGTCAACCCCCACACATGTTGTATCTTGCTAGTTATCTTTTTAGCCATCTTTGTGCGTAGGGCTTTCTCAGACTTCAGAAAATGAATCTCATCTATGGCACAGGCTGCCCATCGCTTTTTCAAAAGCTCTTGAAACTTAGCAGTCGGCTTTTCCATATTCCTTTCTCCCAGGATATCGAAATTAATTATAACAACATCATTATCCCAAACGGCTGAGTCAAATTTCTTCTTTCTTTCAATAACGCCGATCTTCCGATTGGGGTTCCACTTAAGCCACTCCTTCTTCCAATTATATTTCACCGAAGCCGGGGAAATAATTAATGCTGGAAATGAGTTAAGTAACTCAATAACAATCAGTTGCTGTGCAGTTTTTCCGAGACCGCAATCATCCCCATTAATACAGTTTCCATGATTTATCATATAGGCTATCCCCTCACATTGATAAGGGCGAGGCATCCTCTTTAAACCAATTTCAAGGCACGCTTTATGTACTTCCTCAGCAGTTATCTCCTTGGGCGGTTCTACGTACTCTAAGACGCGCTTTGAAGGGGTATACTGTACCCCTTCAGTAAAGTTATTTTTTCGTAACCACTCCATTAACGGATTTAAAACCACTAAAGAGAATGGTATATACCATTCTCTGTTAGCGGGGTTATAACCCGCACCATTAAACGCTTTCACCTGTTTAACGAGTGCTGGGTCATAACTAAAACCTACAAAAAACCATTTACTATCTCGATAATAATATCTCATTTGTAAATTCTTCTCGATTCACAATCCGAATCCCTCGTTTACGAGCTGTATCCATTTTCGACGATGTACTGTTCAAATCTTTAACAACTAAAAGCGTACATTCTTTCGTTACACTGTTCAACACCACATGACCTTTAGCTATTAAAGTGCTTTCAAGTTCTTTATCCCTGAACCCGGTAAAACATACATACATACGCTCCCCGTCAACTGGAGATGTTTGTTTAGGGCTTTGAATATAGGAAAAATTCACCTTGAATTGTTTAATCCGTCGTTTCCTTTGCAAACCTTCCACGAAAACTTTTGCTATTGTTTGTCCTATACCCGGAATTTTGACAAGAGTATCTATCAAATAACGCATTTCAACAGAATTATCAAGATGAATATCCTCCCTGATAATATGATGAACATATTCTTCGGATAAATTATCAAGAATCTTTTGACAGGTAGTTTCAGCAATCTTGCCATCAAAAATGTTTAAAGCAGCCAAATAACGAGCATACGGCACGCCCTCAGTAATAACCCGCATAATTTGCTTACTCACGACTCTACCATTAATTTCCCCTAATAACTCTTGGAGTTGATCCGTCTGTAAAGATATAATTGAATCAACAGTTTTATACCCGGCGTTATATAATTTACGAAGTGTTGGCTCTTCAAACTCTTCACAACCCATTGTGCGGAAAAAATAGGTAAGTTCACTAATAACTTTCTCTTTGCACACTTCATTTAAACATACCAGATTTACCATTGTCGTATCCCATTTTAAAGGTTCTCCGCAAGAAGGGCACACGACACATTCATCCATAAATTGTTCAAAAACGTTATTATTAAACGAAAGAGTTTTTAAGTGCTTAGGAATCACATCTCCACCTCGTGTAATTTCAATAAGTGCTCCTTTACAAATTCGATTATCGATCATGTACGACATATTATACCCTGTTACGCGATTCACCGTGGCTCCATTAATTTCAACTGGGTTGACAAGAATAACGGGGTTGACCACTCCAGTCTTCCCAACGCCTAATTCGATCCCTGTCACTCGAGTTTGATACGCATCACACCACTCTTCCCTTTTAAAGGCAATAGCATAAGCAGGATTTCCATTAGGCAAACGCCCCAACTTTTCACGAATTTCATATTCGTTAACTTCAATAACAACTCCGTCAATTTTATATTCATCATCAAACCTGTCATGAAGTTCTTTATCTAAAAATATGTTTAACTCATCATCCGAAAGTTCTAGAATTTCTTCAATAAAAACCTCAACTGAATCAGAAACATTTTTCCCATAGATTTCCTTCATTTCAGCAAGTTGTTCCCCTTTGTTAAGGGGTAGGTCAGAACCATAACGAATAAAATCTACATTCCTTATATAAGGGCTATGGTAACCGCCTGGAGCGTTAAATAATCCAGCCACCATGTTTCTAGCATTCTTGTATTCAAATTTTGGATTATCTTGGAGTTGAGCAAATGTTATTTTCTTGATAATTGCTTCTCCCCAAGTATAATCTGGATGAGCATATTTAGAATTATCGGAGTGCACTGAATTCATTCTTGAAAAATGTTTGTCACTTTTCTGCCCCTCGACCCCATCACCCCGTGTCCACGCCTTATGTGTTAATTCATCGACTATCAAACTAATCCCATCAAACTTAGGAGTTGAAACTACTTCCCTACACCCGGCTGCGCTCATCTTCTCAAGCCACTTCCTAAAGGCTTGAACAGTCTTTATCTTTTCCAAACTATACATAGGAAGAGGAAGTTTCTCCATGCGTTCTGTCGGTTGTTCAACTATGCCTCGTTTAAAAAATTCATCCTGAGGGCTATTCTCCCATAACACTTCGACTAAATGGTCATATTCAATATCTGAAATTTGGGGTTTTCCTTTACGATAAGCCTCATTAAAGGCGATAAGGTCATCCCGAAGGGAATTGATTTTCGATTTGCTTAACTGTTCCATACGAAATTATTTAGATTCTTGTTTTTGACAATTACTAATTGCAGTGACAATTCTGTTGTCTACTTTAAAAGTGTGTACACTATACAGAAGATTTTCTTCTTCCTCGTCCCATATCCAATACATA